TGTGCGCGTGAAATAGCCATGACATAACTCCTTTAAGCGGTTGCTGTGGCAGCGTAATACTCATGCTGACCAAAGTTTAGTTTGACGAGCAACTCAGGATACTGGGTAAAGACAAGCGTTGCACTGGATGCAAACGCCGTCGAAGGCGCTTGATTCAGTACAAACGAAGTCGCACCAGCAGCGGCTGCGGTAGTTACAAAAGACCCAGAGGGGATGTACTGACCGTTGGAAGCCAGCGAACCCACATCAGTGCCTACAGGAAGAGCAAAAGGAAGGGCAGAGCAGGTTACGGTAGTAGTACCTGAAGAAAACGTAGCTGTACCCAGCGAAACCGCTGTTTCACCTACCAGACCCAGAACACGAATGGGTGTAACAGCAGTATTAGTAAGTGGAGTAGCTACAGGCGCAAGCAAGGCATTACGGCTATTACCTGTAGAGGTAAGCCCCGTATTGTCGATGCAATCCAGATTCTGCCCAATCATTGCCCGAGCACCGGAAGCTACGACAGTAGTTGCAGAGCACACTACAGCCTTGAACACCGTATCGGGATCGTCGCAAATGTACGCCAGCCCATCACCAGCCGTAGTTGATGCGGGCCAGTATTGAGAGAAGCGCGGCTGTTTAGTCGTTGGGTCAGTGTAGGTGCAGCCAAGAAAGATACCTACAAGAGTACCCACAGTTCCAGTTGAGACAGAAATACGCTCTAGATTACCACGGACAAGGGCGACAAAATCGCCGTAAAAGATGCTTGTGGGATAAGCGTAGTTAATGTTGTACATCCGGGTGGAACCAGAAAATACTTGCCCACCGATCAGGTTGACCGGCTTTAGCCCGTAAGGGGCATCGATCGTCGGATAAGCCATAATTAACTCCTAATCATTAAGTGCCGCGACCGAAGGTCACGGAGGTTTTGTGTTCCGAAAACAACGGCATACGAGCGTCGTTGTCGCGCATGAACCGATGGTTTACTGAACGGGCCTGCGCTTCAGCCTGTTCCTGGTAAAAAGAATTGCGTTGATCGACAAACTCTTTTGGAGTTTTGCAGAGCATCAAGCCGCCGACGACCACGTTGTCCTTGAACCGATCTTCTTCGGAGTCCAGGTACTGGGATATTTCTGGGTGGTCTGAGGCACGTACAGGCTCCCAACCCTCCCGAATCTTTCCAGCGATATTGCGTGGGTCGCTCTTACCAAGCGTGCTTACACGAATCCAGCGGTAAACATAACCCGGATCAGGCGTCGGATCTGGCAGTAGCGTGGGTGGCACCCAGCTACGGGGACGCTCAGTTTTAGCGCGGGTTTCCTGCTCTCGGTTAATTCGATTCTCAGCCATTTACCATCCCCTCTGCAACTTTGCGAGCATAAAGCTCCAAGGGTACACCAAGTTTCTTGGCAAGTGCAACCTGCGTTTGCGTCAGCGTGATTTTCTTAGGTGCAACACTACGCGAGGCGGGAGCTACAACAGAACTTGCTTTCTTGGCGGGAGCTTCAAAATTCTCGGGAAATTTTTCACGAATGCGGGAATTGATCCGGTCATAATACTCTTCAGACGTAGGATCGACCCCGTTCTTGACCAATTTCTCGTGCAGACCCAGAGCAAAGCTGGTCATCTCTTCGTCCTGCCCAAACCACTGATTCTGGTTTCGCCACGCAAGTGCTTTGGGATCAGGAGAACGCTCTGGAGCGGGTTGTGGTTGGGACTGTACAGGAGGTGGAGGAGGTTGTAAAGGGGGTGGTTGGAAGTTCTCGACTTTATCCAAGCGAATCTTGGCTTGCGTCAGTTCTTCCTGCGCAGCGACAAGCTGGTCCGCATCCCCCGCCTCGTACGCAGCTTTATATCTACGCTTGGCGTCTTCCAGAGAGAGGGCAGCATTCTGTTTGGCAGTATCAACAAGCAATCTAGTGTGCCCGCCCAGGTTATCTTGCAGGCGTTTATTCTCATCAAAGAGCCTACGGGCGAAGTTAAGTGCCTCTTCACGCTCGCGTAGCGCAGCTTCTTTAGCCCTACGTTCATCGTGGTATCCATGCGACAGTTTCTTAATACGCCTCTGTACGCCCTCATCATACTTCGCAAGTTCTTCGTCGGTCGGCTCGTTGACAGGCTCAGCAAGGGGCTTGCGACCCTTGTCTTCATCTGGCGTGTCATCGACGACTTCAAACTCAATCTTGTCCTCTGCTTCTTTCGATGCAGGTTGTTCTTTCTCGTCAGGAAACTTGTATTCGACCTTATCCATAGTTCACCTCATGCACGTTGGATGCCGCGTGGGTCTTCCACCACAGCTTCAACGGAATCGTCGTTGATAATACGGAACTCACGGTCGTGAATCCGCAGCCTTGTCCCGGTATTTGCTCGGGTAATAACAAAATCGCCTGCCTTGCACCACGGTCCCGTGGGAAACCGACCTGGATCTGAGTACGCCATATCGCCAAGGGAAACAACAAAGAGCACGTTACTAAGAAGTTCTTCGTACTGTACCGTTTTCTCAGCCTTAAGAATACCGCTGTCAAACTTGCTCTCTATGGTAGGGAGCGTACAAAGTATCTTATACCCTTTGACGGCAGGCAACTGCTTAGCTGCCTCAATCATCTTCAAACTCCTCATAGCGTTGCACAAGGTCTTGTATTTCCATCTTTGCACGGCGCAGACCCTGGATAACGCCACACAAGTTTCGATATTCAGCAAAGTCCTTGCAACCGCCATCAGCGACAGCGGCAGCTACTTCTTTCTCACGCTCAGACAGCCTGTTGAACAAGTGGTCGAGCATTTGCTGGGCGACGGTCATGATGTCCTGCCTTTCATGGAAGCCTTAAGAAGATCGGCCTGGATCTTCTTATCAGTCTGTTGACTCTGATTCTGCAACCGAATTCCTTCCTTCTGCGCGTCCACAGCGATCCGCTGCTGTTCATTCTGTAGCCGTCCCTGGGCCAGCGCAACGTCAGCGCGGTCCTTCTCCATCTTGCGCTGCTGCTCCATCTGCTTGATCTGAAGCTCTTGTTGCTGAAGCTGCACCAGCGGATCTTGCGCGATCTGCTGCGCCTGTTGCTGCGCAGCTTGCGCTTGATGAACCTGAAGCACTTGCTGCGCTGCTTCTGCCACGTATTTAGCCATCGCAAACTCTTCAGCCTCAGACAGCCGTTGGTCTGGCCTGGGCAGCGGAGCGCCGACACGCTGCTCGATCTCTTGTCTGTAGCGAAAGCCAAGGTGTTCAGCAACATGCGCCATCATCGCCGCCTGTATCTGCTGCGCCATTGGGTTTTGCCCGATGGTCTGCATAATGCTCGGATCTTGCAGGAAGGTCATATGCGCCGTGATATGCGCTTGGTGATCCTGATAGATAAAGGCTTTCAGCGGCGTACCCTTAAGCACGTCCATGTTTTCAGTAATCGGATCGCGCGGGGTCTGATCGTCAGGCAACGGTACAAGTTTGTCGGCGTTGGAGATACCAAGCACGTCCAGCATCTGCCTGTGAAGCCGTGGAAGGTCGTAAAGCTGGGGCGCTCCTTGCGCTAGCTGCAAGGCAGCTTGGTACTGCACCACGCGCTGAGCCATCGTCGAAGCGTTAGGATCAGATACTGGAATGACCTCGATGAGATCGTAGTCCTCCTGCTTGACTTGCGGCGTACCATCCTGGGGGATATAACTATAGTCGGGGCCTGTGTAGTCCCGGATGATGTCCTTCAGCAACCGGAACTCTTCTTTCATCGCCGCATGGATGCGAGCCTGTACAGCACCCATCGTCTTTAGCTGCCGTTCTAGAAGTGCCAGGGTGGTACCCACCGGGGCTTGACTCGACATGTCGCTAACCTTCATGTCAGCCATACCACTAAGCCGTCGAGCCTCTTCGGTGATCTGGTTGAGGAGTGCTAGCAAGACTTGACTAGGCTCCTTGTACGGTAGCGGGAGGATGTTGTCCCTGATAGACCCCGAGGGCACGTCCACATCACGAAACTCACCGGGAGCTATGGGCGTGTCATCGCCCTTGATCCGCAGACCACGAGACTTCAACCCACCGGGGAGATTACTTAATGAGCCAGCGTCCACAAGCTGGCGGATAAGCAGCGTGCCTGCCTGCGCGTAGCCACCGATGATGTGGATCAGTCCGAAACCATAGGCCCCAAAGCCTGGGATATACATATAGTGTACGAAGTGCTGCCGAGCAACCTTACGCGGGTCGTCCTCCCGGTAGTTGCGGCGTATGGCAAGAACCTTGTTGGTACCCTTGTCGATAGTAATGACATACGGCAGCGGGAGATCTTCTTCGTACCCTGGCAGGTCGTACTCTATATGTACTTCATAAATCTGATACCGCTCATCTTTGACCTGCTCCACGCCTTCCTTCTGCGCTTTGGCTTTCTCTATATCTGTCTGACTGGCAAGAGGGTCGCCAAGGTCGATGTCACGGTAGAACCCGCTGACTTGCAGCTTGCGCAGATCATTCTTGGTCTTGCGCATCATGTGCGTGAGACGGTCTGCACGACGAATGTTGGTCACGCCATAGGGAAGGATGACATCCTCGGCGGGTACATAAAATGAGACTTGCCGCTCAAGAGACGGGTCGTAGTAGACTTTTTTGAACGCTGAGCCTGCGAGGGCCACACCCCAGAGGGCACGTTCATGCTCGGAGCGGTACTCAGGCATCTTGTCTGTTAGCTGATAGTTCATATCAGCCTGCACGCGCTTGGCAGCTTCTTCGATCTTCGGGTTCCACGCACCGATAATATTAGTCTTGACCGGACCTTGCGACGGGAAAGTCTCCATGATGGACTCGCTCTGAAAGCGAATAGCGGACTCTGTCAGCAAGGTGGAGAACACGCCGCAAGCACCGTCCCAAGGTTCAGTCACTTCGTCATACTTAAGACCCAGGACATCCAACCCTTTGACATAAGTATCTGCCCAGTCTTTACGGGAGGTAATGTCCGCTTCAACTAACTCCATGATGTCACTGGAGATCTTCTGGAGATCGGAGTCGTTGATAAATTCAGCGAGATTGGAGTCAAACTCTTCGCCCTCTTCGCGCTCATCTGGCATGAGGTCGATCTCAACGCCACCGATACCGACAGTCACCCCCTCGGGGTTTTCGATTTCAATCTCGATGGGGGTTTCTTCTGCGGCGAGATCTTCAATATTTTGTGGCACCATCATGCGTTCCATGCATCACCTCACAAATAGTAGCCGCGCCTGGACTGGCGATGACCACGGAAGTATAGACTTTCTTCAGGTTCATCAGAAGGCAAACGGATAAAGCCCCCTTGCCGGAAGCGTGCCAAGGCCAGCGTTGTGGAATCCACATAGTCGTCATGCTCCCCTGCGGGGAACGAAGCGATCTCATCCATAAGTTCTTCTGCCCAGCGCGTGTTAGGCACCCACACCCGTCCTGAAGCTATAAGGTCAGATACGGCGTTTAAGCGTGTAATCTTGTCGTTACCCCTGGAAGGTGTAAATTCTGCCACAGGCACGCCCATACGTCGCAGTTCCTGATAGAGAGAAATACCCGAAACCTTCTTTTCCACAATAAGAGCGTCAGGTTCGTACTGTTTATAGGACTCCAGCACCTTCTTTTTAAGCTCATAAAACTCCATACGCGCTCGGTGAGCATCAAGAAGAATAATATTGGCGTCACCTTCTTCAGTAGTCCACACACCCCACGTCGTACAGGCGCTATAATCGGAGCGATTTGTTGTTTCGTAAGCGGTATCCCATGCTTGAATGATAAAATCACATTTTGGCGGGTCGTCTTTATCCCAAAGCTTCCACCATTCACGCTTGACTATCGCACCTTCTTCAGAAATGGGGTTTTGTTGGTACTGCGCCTGCCATTTAGAGCTAGGAAGCTCGTCCCGCAGCTTGGAAAGCTCTTCATAAGACCAAAATTCAGGCCAAATTGGGGTTTCTGAGGGTAAAATAGCGGGAAATTCTATCACTTCCCACTCATCTCCACCTCTTTGGGTTGAATTTTTAATAACTTGACCCGTCAAATCACGTAAAGACCAGCGAGTCATCACAATAACAATAGATCCTCCAGGCTGCAAACGCTGCCGAGGGCCGGATGTGTACCATTCATAGACTTTATCGTAGATTTCTGGCGATGTTGCAGCCAACGCAGCCTCTTGTTCAGAGTGCGGGTCGTCAATAATCAAGAGATCCGCACCTTTACCTGTCACTGCGCCGCCTACGCCTATGGCAAAATACTCGCCACCTTTGTTGGTGTTCCACCGTCCAGCCGCTTTTGAGTCAACTTGTAGTGAAACGTCAGGAAAAATATTTGCGTAAACGTCTGAATCTACAAGGTTTCTTACTTTTCGCCCAAAACCCACGGCTAATTCGGCGGTATGCGACGTTTGAATAATCTTTTTATCTGGAAACTTACCCAAAAACCACGCAGGAAGAAGATAAGAAGCAAACTCAGACTTGGTATGGCGAGGCGGCATATTAACTATAAGCCGCTTGCAGTCACCTTTAACGACCCGTTCAAAAGCCGCAGCCATACGTAAATGATGTCTACCATCTACAAATGTAGGCCACACTTTTTTAGTAAATGTAATAAACTTATCCCTGCATTGTTCGCGTTCTTTCAACTGCTCCAGTTTTTTTAGTTTTATATTTATTTCCCGCAATTCTCTTTCAGGCAAACTGCCTATATTATTAAGCAGCGCATTAAGACTAAGCGTATTGGACAGCGTGTGTTTATTTACCGTGCGTGCATTATGCATCTTCAGCACAATCCATATCTGTGGGTTCTTTAACTGCTGACCCCAATTCAGCATCCAGATCGGTTGCAGGAGAAAACTCCACATCCGCAGCATTGCCAAGCAGCAAACGCTTTATGCGCTCTTTTATTTCTATCTCAAGATCAGCAGAGTTTTTGTGGCTGACGGTAATTTCGCTGCGCTCTGTAAACACGCCAATATCTGAGTGCTTACCAAGAAGTTCCAAAGCGCGTATCTCTACTCTAGGATCGCCACAAGCAGCCAACTCCACAAGTTTGGCAGTGATAAAATGGCGTGCTTGTATGATATCTGAAAATACTGGGGAATCGTACTTGGCGATAATAGTTCGCAAAGTAGCAGCTACCCCACCCTTCACAAGCTCGCGCTTTACATAAGACGCTGGTAGTTTCTTACCTGCTTCTCTAAACAACTCTTCCGCAGAAGCTTGTGTTTGCGGGTTGAACTCCAGCGGCATACCAAGCTCATTGAGCAGCAGCGCTGTGTCTCCTGCAACAACAATCTTGTCTTTAAGAAACTCAGGCTCTTCTGACGACAGGTCGAACGGCAGGGGTTTATTTTTTGTAGGCTCTATATTTAGCATGGGACTCCTGACGGGGGGTGTTTCTCTAAACGAGCGTACTAGACATACTCAAAAATGTCAAGAGGGGGTAGGGGGGTGTGACGTTAAGACGGAAGAGCCTACTGTCACAACGATACACGATTACTGCGATGTAGATAAGAATTTATAGCGCAGCTACAAAGTCGTAGCTGCGCTACGAAGCTGCAACGCGGCTACGAAGCTGCAACGCGGCTACGACTTTGTAGCTGCGCTATGAACGTGCAGAACAGTATGTATGGGCACGCCTGGGACCCAAGCACAGCCTGGGGGGGATGGGGATGGGTGGGGTCGTCATGGCGGATAGTACAAAATCCCCGAAATATGGGGTTTTCTGGGTATCAACCTATGGATAATTATTTTATACGTATTTTGCTATGTTTAACCCGAATTTTGCTATAATGGGAGGACGGACGGCGAAAGCTACCGGATGATCCCGAAACCCACCTAACAATTGTTAGGCTAACTAAGAGAGGCACATAATGAAGCTAAGCAAGGAAACAACAAACAGGATCGTATCGTATCGTATGCAAGCAGCGAAAAGCATGGTATCCGGGTACGGAGCATTGCGCGACTATGCGCTGTGTCTATCCAGCGCCGAGGGGTTCCCTGCCAAGTGGTGGGAAATCGAAGCGCGTGACACAGGGCCTGAAGCCAGTTTAGTGCACGCGGAGAAAGTCGCGTTATTCACCGCGTTGCACACGGCAGTACAGGCTAAATTTGTAGCAGATAACCCAAATGCGACTCAGGCCGAAGTTGCAAAGCAAAAATATTCTAACCCAAGCACTATTTGGGCGCGTGCACGCATGTATGCCAGAGAATACGAAGAAGGCAGAAGCAACCCGGCGGAAGATGAATCGTCTGACACGGGCACTACACAGGAGCGGCGAAGTCTGCTGCTACGCACCACAGAGGAGGCAATGAAGCTTTACAAGGCACACAAGAAAGAAAGCCAGTTCATCGGAGAGGCTGGCAAGGCTAGAATGCTCAAGTTGGTAGAACTTCTTGAAGCTTGTGGGATCAAGCGAGAATCACTCTAGTATAACCCTGCGGGCACCTAACACTGTTAGGTGCCCGTGAACAAATCAAAGGAAAGCGCCATGACCACACAAATGAATGCTAACAAAAAACATAGTGATTTTATGCGGCAAGTAAAGATGCGGATTGCGCGTCGTAATGCTGAAGCCTACTGGATCATTTCAAGGAATGAAATGGTTTTAGGTAATAATACAGCCAGCAATATTTATTCTAAAATGGCAAAGCATCAAGACAATCTGATGATGCGGCTGAACAACGAAGACTGAAAAAGCTAAACCCGAGCTATGCTCGGGTTTAGCACG